TGTAATCCACGCCAACAACCTGGCCGGATTGCTCTCAGACGAGCGCGCAATAAGCTCTGACTTCCAGACATTGCAAGCATTGGTCCAAGGCTCAATCAACCAGATGATGGGCTTTACGTTCCACATTGTTGGTGACCGCGACGAAGGTGGTTTGCCGCTAGCAAGCTCCGACCGTACTTGCTTCGCCTTCCATCGTTCAGCGCTCGGCTGCGCCGTGGGTATCGCTCCTAAAACTGAAATCAACTACATCCCTGAGAAAACTTCCTTCTTGGTGACGTCGATGCTTTCAATGGGTGCCGCAGCTATTGACGTAACCGGCATCGTCGATGTCGTTTGTGCCGAATAATTAAAGAAAGGTTTGAAAAATGGCTTACGCTCTAACTGGACTTAACCCAATCGGTGGACAGTCCAAAAAAGGTTCTAACAGCGCAATGTGGTCCTACACTTCGGCGGACGCGATTGCGGCTGTAAATTCAGCGGGATATTTCAACGATGCATCTCAGCTCTTGGCTGTCGGCGACGTCGTGTTTGTCTATGACAACGACACCCCGACGATGTCTATCGCGATGGTTGCCAGCAACGCTTCTGGCATAGTTGATATCACCGACGGTACTGCTGTCACAATGACAGATAGTGACTAAAATTAGGCGGGGGGCGGCAACGTCCCCCACCAACTTGTTTAGGAGACTGTCATGGCAGCGGGCGATACTCAGGTTTCAATCTGTAACAAAGCGCTAATGTTCCTTGGGGCTGAAGCCATTACAAGTTTTGCAGATGGCTCTGTGGCCGCTGATGCATGCGCGAGTATGTATACTGAAATAGTAGCATCAACCCTCGGCATGTACCCCTGGTCCTTTACGATTGCAAAGACCCAGCTTGCGCGCGACACAGCGACCCCCGCAAACGAGTGGACCTACCAATATATTCTTCCATCCGACACGCTCCTCGGTGTTCCCCGAGCGGTTCGAGTCTCAAAAGCTTCTGGCGTCTCTCCGTATAAACAGTGGGAAATCAACCAGGGGGCCGCCGGCTTGCCTGTTCTGATGACGAACGCCGAAGAAATTCATATTGATTACCAGAAAATTGTAAACGAAGGCGCGATGCCCTCTTATTTCGTTCAGCTCATAGCCTACCAACTTGCCTGGCATATGGCCGAGGTCATCACTGACCAGACGACTAAGAGTGAGTATTGGCGCTCGATTGCCCTTGGCAGCCCTGGAGAGGGCCAGAGAGGCGGGTATTTCAGGCAAGCGGTCAACATTGACGCCGCCGGCCAAACCCCCAGTGTTATTAGCGACTATATATTAATGGATGTCCGCTAGTGGGGCGTATGAAGCAATACCAATCGGCCTTCACTGTAGGTGAACTAGATCCGCTTTTGCGCGGTCGAATAGATTTACAGCAATACTACAGCTCCGTCGCCCTGGCCGAGAATGTTTTGTTCGAGCCGCAAGGTGGTTTCAGCCGTCGCCCAGGACTGCGTTTTGTCACCGACCTGACTGCCGACAACCCAAATAACGGTGTGCTGCTTATACCGTTCGAGTTTAGCACGGTTCAAAACTTTATGATCGTCGCCTCAGTCTTCAACGCGGCATCGACGATACGCCTTCGTTTTTATGCCAATCAAACTTTGCTCACTAGTTTGAACCAATCGTTTACAATCACGGTCACTGACTTCTCCAACATAGCCACCGGCGCGGCACTGGTATTCAAGCTTGCTGACGGAACGGCCCACACGCTGACGGCGCTGGCCACTGGCGGTGGAGGCCCGACCGATACCACTGGCGTGACGCGAGATTTCCGCCCCAACTCATCCAACGATGTGACGGCCCAACGGCTTGCAGTTGCAATCAACGGCATCCCAGGCTTCACTGCGGCGGTGCCTGGCGCTAATGTAGTTACCGTTCAGCGCGACACACCAGGCACGGGCAGCTTGGCGGTAACGACTAGCGATGGAACTCGCCTGGCTAAAACAGATTTCACGAACAACAGTTACATAGATTTCCCTGTCGGTACGCTCTACGACACCAGCGCCATCGATATGGACAAGACATACTTCACGCAAAGTGCAGATACACTGATTGTCGTGAACGAAAACTTCGCCCCGTTCAGTGTGGTGCGCGGTGCAAACAATTCGACCTGGACGGTGGCGGCCCTATCCCTGACGCCCCCCAAATCCTTGTTCACAGCCGTTCGGAGTAACCCATCGGCTACACTCACGCCTTCTGCGGTTAGCGGCACAATCACGTTGACTGCCAGCGGCTCGATATTCACAAACGATCATATTGATCAATACGTAACCGATAACACCGACTTCGGTCGCGCGCGGATTATCAAACGCACCAGCGGCACCGTGGTTACTGCGGTCACAGAAGTTCCGTTTTTCTCCACGTCAGCGATAGCGTCTGGCGCATGGACCCTAGAAACCGGCCATGAAACCTCTTGGTCAGACACCCGAGGATGGCCCAGAACTACTACATTTCACGAAGGTCGTCTGTGGTTTGGCGGCAGTGCCTCAGAGCCGGCCACGCTTTTCGGTTCGAAGGTCGCCCAGTTCTTTAACTTCAAGGGAGCCGAGGGGCTTGATGATGACGCCATCGCCGCAACCCTGACCACAGATAGTGTGAACGCGATTACCGCCATGAGGTCTGGTCGAGACTTACAAATCTTCACCACGGGCGCAGAGTTTTTTGTCCCCCAGGCTAATTTGGACCCGATAACTCCAGGCAACATTACGATTAAATCTGCCACGCGCCGAGGCTCCAAGCTCGGCATTCGGCCACAGGCCGCAGAAGGCGGGACGTTATTTATTCAGCGCCAAGGCAAGGCGGTTCGAGAAATGCTGTTCTCGGATGTAGAGCTGTCCTATGTGGCTAATAATATCTCGCTGCTCAGTTCACATATGTTAGTGGACCCGCAACGTATGGCCCTCAGACCGGCGACTGATACGACGGAGGGTGACTTGTTGATGGTCGTCAATGGCAGCGACACCACTGGGTTTCGCGCTTCATCCGTGGGCTTCGCGGGGTCGATTTCTGCTTATATGCTTAACCGGCCACAACAGATTGTTGCGCCGGCAAGCTGGACCACAGACGGTGATTTCGTGGACGTCGCGGTCGATCTGGACACTATTTACACAGTGGTAAAGCGGACCATTGGCAACGCGACCAAATACTACCTGGAAACATTTGACGACGACCGGACGACTGACGCTTCGATCCAGTATTACGCCAACCCCGTGGCACCGGACCAGGCGGTCCCCAGTAACACAACCGCCGGTGGACTGGCACATCTAGAGGGCAAGACGGTTAAGGTCATCAGGGACGACCTGGTGGACTCTGACGGCACTGTGTCGTCTGGAAATGCCACACTCGGCGGGGTTCCTAGCACTTACGCGGAGGTTGGCTTAAATTTTGTAGTCACGGTCAAGACGCAACCGTTTGAGCCGAGGATGGCCAGTGGTTCACAACAGAGCCAAAAACGCCGCATTTTGGAAGTAACGCCCCTACTCTTCAAAACACAAAACATTACGCTAAACGGAAAAGATATTAACCTGGCGCAAGGCTCCCTGTCCGGCGCCGGCGCGGTCACTGCATTCACCGGCCCAAGAAAAACCCAAGGGTTTCGAGGCTATGACCGAGATGCACAAATCACAATTAGTCAGAGCCAACCGCTGTTTATGACAGTGCTGTCGCTCGATTTCAAAGTCAGCGTGGGGGCGTAAAATGGGTTCATCACTACAGATAATTGGCACAATAGTCAGCGGAATTGCTCAAATTCGATCCGCACAGGCGGATCAAGTGCAGTACGAAATGAAGGCTCGCAACGAAGAAATAAAAGGTCGAATTGACGCTGTGAACTACAAGATGCAAGGCACTGAAATATTGCGAAATATGGAAAAAGCTATGGCAGCATCAACAGCTAGAACTGCCGCTGGTAGCCTTAACCCATATGCGTCGGGGGAAAGTGCAGATTTGATTAACACATACAGCTTAAATGTCGGCATCGGTGATAGCGGCTTGGCTCGAACTAACGCCATGCTTGCGCTTGAAGCCAGCAAACGAAACGCAAGTCAGTTCCGTACTGCTGGAAAATACGCGGTTCAATATGGTACTCTGGCGGCGGTTGGCAATATGTTTACCGGCACTGGGAAAGCAATGAATACTGGTGGCGCGCCGACCACTGATGGAGGCACTTAATGGCCGAGCGTAGTGTAAGAGCGCAACGCGCCAACATTAATTTATACACGCCGCAAGAGACGGCAGCGCCGGCTCAAGCTATCCAGCGTGGCATGGACCAGCTTTCCAATTCCATGGACCGCATGACGCAATTCTTCGCTGAAAAAGCCAATATGAAAGCTGAAATTGAGGGACAGCAATATGGCGCGCGAAACGCCCCGACGGCGGAGCAACTCCAAGATGCCTTTCAAAGCGGCGAAGAGCTTGAGCTACCTGGCGGTTTTGGCA